AAGCGCGAGGATGAGAAATGGGTGAAGCGCGGCGACCGCATCGTCAAGCGGTATCGGGATGAGCGCACCGAGTACGCCAGGGCAGGGGAGAAGCGATACAACATCCTATGGAGCATCGTGCAGACGATGCTGCCCGCCCTGTACGGCAAGACGCCTCGGGCGCAGGTTGAGCGGCGATGGAAGGACCAAGACCCCATCGGGCGCACCGCATCGGTGATTCTGGAACGTGCGCTGCAGTTTGAGATTGAACACTATGGCGAGTTTGACGCGGCTGCGCGTGGTGCTGTGCTGGATCGCCTGTTGCCTGGACGTGGCACGACCTGGGCGCGGTTTGAGACTGCGCCGGTAATCCTTGCTGATGGACAGCCCGGCCCGGAGCAGGGTAAGACGCCGGTCGATTACGTGTTTTGGAAGGACTTTCGCTGTTCCCCGGCGCGGAGCTGGGAGGAAGTCACTTGGGTGGCGCGGCGCGTCTATATGTCGCGCGGGGAAGGTCTGGAGCGGTTCGGCGAGGACTTCAAGGATGTCCCCCTTACGCATGAGCCCATCGGCATCGACGACCTGAAGAACCAGGGCAGCTCGCAGTCCGACATTGAATCGTTGAAGAAAGCCCCGGTTTGGGAGATTTGGGACAAGTCCAGCAAGTGCGTTTATTGGGTCGCTGAGGGCTATTTCACGCTGCTGGATCACAAGTCCGACCCGTATGGGCTAGATGGATTCTGGCCGTGTCCGAAGCCCCTATACGCCACGCAGACGACCGATACGCTTGTCCCGATTCCCGACTATGCGCTGTATCAGGATCAGGCGGAGGAACTGGACCGGCTGACGCAGCGCATTTCCATGCTGGCGGCGGCTGTCAAGGTGGTGGGTGTGTTTGATGCCACACAAAAGTCCATCGAACGGATGATGACGGAGGGCATCGATAACACACTGATTCCTGTGGACACATGGGCCGCGTTCGGTGAAAAGGGCGGGCTAAAGGGCACGGTCGATTTCCTGCCCATTGACATGGTGGTCAAGGCGCTGAATGAGTGCTATGTGGCCCGGGAGCAGGCGAAACAGGTTATTTACGATGTGACCGGCCTATCCGACATCATCCGTGGGTCAAGCGTTGCCAGCGAGACGGCTACCGCGCAGCAGATCAAGAGCCAATACGCAAGCCTGCGGTTGAAGCGCAGGCAGATTGATGTGGCTGAGTTCACATCGGCGATGCTGCGGATCAAGGCGCAACTGATGGCGGACCTGTACACGCCAGAGCAGCTCATCGAGATGTCCGGGATCATGGGCACGATGGATGCGAAGTACGCACCGGCTGCGATCCAGTTGCTGAAGTCTGAGCCTATCCGTTCTTTCCGCATCGAGGTTGCGTCCGATTCGCTGGTCGAGATGGACGAAGCGGGCGAGGAGGAAAGCCGCGTGGAGTTCCTGACGGCTGTGGGCACGTTCATAGAGAAATCGCTCCCTGTCGCTCAAGCTGTGCCCGAAATAGCCCCGCTGATTGGAGAAATGCTGCTGTTTGGCGTGCGTGCATTCAAGGGTGGTCGTCCGATGGAAGCGGCTTTCGATGAGGCCATTGCCAAGCTGAAAGCCCCCAAAGAGGCCGGCCCGCCGCCGCCTGACCCTGAGCAGATCAAGGCTCAGGCTGAGATGCAATTGGAGCAGATGCGCCAGCAAGCTAAACAGGGTGAAGTACAAGCTAACGCGCAGATTGAGCAATTCAAGATGCAGGCAGCGGGGCAGGTTGAACAGTTGAAGATGCAGCACGCCACGGAAATCGAGGCGATGAGGCAATCGGCAGAGACTGAGAGGGCGAAATACAAGGCTGATCTTGACGCGCAAGTCAGGCTGCAGATTGCACAGATGCAAGGTGATCAAGGCCGGGAGGCGCGGGAGTTCGATGCGGCACGCTCGGACATGGAAACTGCGCGGGAGATGGAGAAGGAAAGCGCGGAGAAGGACGACAAGGAAGAGGAATCGAACGGCGTGCGTGAGGCTGTGCAGCAACTGGCCCAGGTGGCCGAAGTCATGGGCGAGGCTGTCAGGCAACTGACGAAGCCACGTAAGCGGGTGATCGAGCGCGACAAGACCGGGCGGGCGGTTGGAATGGTCGAGGTTGACTAAATGGCTGCCTTCAACAAGTACAACGCATTCGCCGAGGCGCTGACGGAGAACGCCAATTGCGGCACGGACACATGGCGCGTCATCCTGTCGAACACGGCTCCAGCGGTGACGGATGTGACGCAAGCGGATGCTTCGGAACTGACGACCAGCGGCGGCTACACGGTCAACGGCAATACGTGTGCGGTGGTGTCAAGCTCGCAGACATCGGGCACGTACAAACTCGTGCTTGCAAGCCCTGCACAGTGGGTGGCGTCTGGCGGCGGGTTCACGTTTCAGTACGTGATTCTGTGGAATCAGACGATTGACACGCTGGCCGGGTGGTGGGACTACGGTTCACCTGTCGTGATGGTCGCGGGCGACACGTTTGATGCGCAGTTGTCGGCGTCTAACGGTGTGTTCACTGTAGCATGAGCACGCATAAGAACCGCGTCAAGATGACGGTTTCCGGCACGCCCGGAACTGGCACGATCACGCTGAACGCTGCATCGAGTGGCTATCAGTCGTTCGCCACGGCTTATGGCGGCAATGCGACGGTGGACATTCTGATCGTGGAGGGCGCGGCCTGGGAGGTGGCGCGGGACTGTACCTATACCAACAGCGGCACGACCGTGACGCGGGGCACGCTTGAGGCATCCAGCACAGGAAGCGCGGTGAGCTTCACCAGTGCGGCGGTGGTGTCAGTGATTGCGACGGCTGGATGGGGCAACGATGTCGAAAAGCAGCTAGATCGCGGCATCGTCATCGTTCGCAACGATGGCAGCACGACCCTGAGCATTGCGTCCAGCACGTTCACCAAGCTGACGCCCATCAACACCGAGGATTACGACCCTAACGGATGGTGGGACAACGCTAATACGCGATTCCAGCCAACAAGGGCAGGGCGCTACCTGATCGTGGCCGGGTCGCAGATCACGTTTTCTGCTGCCGCAACGCTGGTGTCTTACCTGCTGGTTGCGCGGAAAAACGGAACGGACTTTGCGCACCTTGCCCGAGGCTGGATTTATGGCGCGGGGAATGTCGGCGTGTCCGGCGCGTGCATGGTCAATCTGAATGGCTCGACGGACTATGTAGAACCGTTCGGTTGGCAAAACGATACCGTGAACAGAACTACCGTTGCGGGTGCTGAACGGCAGTTCTTCATGGCTTCTTACCTTTCGGACACATGATGCTGGCACGCGCAATCAACCAACTGTTCCCCGGCATTGATTTCGAGTCGGAATGCGTCATCGTTGATGACGGCAAGGGGCCGTACATCGCCAAATGGGCGCGTCCTGAAAAGCAGCCCACAGAAGCGGAGATTGCAGCGGCGCAAGTGCTTGCCGATGCTGCCGATCAAGCGCAAGCCGTCAAGCTCGCCGAGTCCACCACAGCCCGCGACGACGCAAAACGCGCATTGACGGCGCTGGACACGATCATTGCAGGCGCACCGACTGCGACGACTGCGCAGCTTCGGGCGGCGGTTGAGCAGATGGCGCGGATTCAGAAACATCTCATCTTGGCGACGGTGGGCCGATGACCTGGGCAGAAGGAACATGGTCAGATAACGCATGGGCGGGAAGCCATGCGGCTGGCACTGCCTACACGCTTGCATGTGACGCTGGATCGTTCACGATCACCGGCCAAGCGGCGACGCTGGTCTATGCGCCAGGAGCAACGGCCTACACGCTGGATTGCGAGGCCGGGGCATTCGTCATCAGCGGGCAGTCTGCGGAGCTTGTATGGAGCGGGGCAAATCGGCAGACGGATACGCATGACGGCTTCTGGTCCCGCGAGTGGGCGAAGCTGAAGAAGCGCGAAGAGAAGAAGCCAACAATTGCCGAAGTAGTGGAGATTGTCAAGGAATCGCCGCAAGTGCTGGAAGTCGTGCGGGCGGAAGTGGTGCGCAAGTATCCACAGGTGAACTATGCCGAAGTACGCCAGAACATCGCGCTGCAGCGGTTCATTGCAAAGCAGTTGATTGAGGCTGCAGAGGAAGACGACGACATTGAAACTCTATTGCTGATGGCATGACCAAAGAAGAATGGCTAGAGATGTGGAAGCTCTCCGGCGAGGAAGGGGAGAGGGCGTGGCAGGCGACGCAGGAAATGCACGCACGCCGGGGGGATGCTACGTATGTCATTCCCGACATTGCTGGTTACAAGTCAATGGCGACCGGCGAATGGATCGCGGGACGCAGGCAGCACAAGGAACATCTGAAGCGCCACGGGCTGATCGAGATCGGGAACGAGATCGACGCGCATCTGAAACCGAAGAAGCGCGACGACAGCAAAGAACGCGAGCAGCGCAAGCGGCTGATTGCGGAGGTAATGAACAGCAAAGGTTGGTAGTCGCTCGCCACCGAGCATTCCGCGACCGTCGAGAGACGCCGCAACCCTCCCTGGTGGACTTGGGGGGAGGTTCAGATAAGGCAAACCCTTATGGATATCCGCAGTGCGCTGGAATCGGCCTATACCGAAGAACCGGCAGAGCAAGTCGAGAAGGTTGAAGCGCCGGAACCTGTCGAGAAAGCAGACGACCGGCCCCGCGATGAGGCCGGAAGGTTCGCCGCGAAGGTGGAAACGCCGGAACCAGCGCCCGTTGAGGCTGCGCCCGAAGTTCCTGTCCGCAAGGCTCCGTCAAGCTGGAAGCCTGAAGCGCAGACGGCATGGACGAAGGCCGACAAGGGCGAACCGCTGACGGCGGAGGAAGTCCGGCTATTGGCTCTGGAGGCTGAACGCCGCGAAGGCGACTTCCACAAAGGTGTGCAAGAGTTCAAGACGCACTCCGAACGGGCGCGGGCCTATGACGCCGCAATCGCGCCATACCGCGATCATCTTCAGACGCTAGGGGTAGACGCCCCCACGGCAATCAATGCGCTCCTGAACGCAGATAGGACGCTGCGCACCGGCGACCCTGCGACTAAAGCCGCGTACTTTGCCAAGCTGGCGCAAGAGTACGGCATCGACATCGGGCAGGTGCAGCAACCCGCCCCGCAAGACCCGCAGACTGCTTACCTTATGCAGCAATTGCATAGTTTGGAGCAACGGCATAGAATGTGGGAAAGCGAGCTACAGAGGCA